AGCACTATGGTCGTCTGTATTACCGCAGTGTATGAGTATATATTTAAAATTAGGGACATCCCTAACCCATAACATGCCCTTGTGAATATCTGGAAACCTTTTCTCATATTTTTTAGTCATACCTCCCACCTCTCTTAATGTAATATTATAGATACCAGCAGGAACTCTTGTTTCACCCTTTACTTTTAAAGCTCTTCTTTCATCTTCCAAGGTATAACATAGGAAATGAATCCCTAAATCATTCTCTTCCATCAGCAACCCTGATGTAGAATCTTCTTGGCTACTAAACCTAAGAACTTTTAACTTCATTATTTTGTTACTACAAACATTTCAAGCTCACAAATAGCAGTAACAGATAAAGCATATACAGTCCATACATTAGTTAAACCAGTGTTTGCTGTTGTTCCAGTGATGTTACCATCAGTAGCCATCCAGCTTGCTGAAGGAACTACATAACTCATTCCTGGGTCAATACTTACAATAAAAGCCTCTGTAGCTGTACTTTGAGCAGCACAAACACTTACAGTATCCATGAATTTTAGTTTGATTGCGTATTCTGAATCAAGATTAGTGAACCTTGCGTATTCAAATTCCGTATTAGTAACATCTCCAGCACTTTCTGGTGCAGCAGTACATGATAAGATTGGAATAAAATCTTGTGCAGGGTCAGTTCCATAAGCAGGAACACTTAAAATTCTCTCATAAGCCTCATTACAAGAGCCCACTGCCTTAGTATTTGTGTTACCGTAACTCTTTCCATTAAGAGTTATATTGTCTGTTACTGTAGTTGTAAATGTTGCGTTTACTATTGTTGATGCCATAATTATTTATATTAAGTTATTTATTTATTGTTTTATCCTAAAAGTATATTTGAGTTAAGACTGAATTGAGCTCCTGTAGTCGTTGATGCGGTAATAACTAACATTTCATTTACAGCTAGAGATTGTGTGAAACCAGAACATGATAAAAAAGAAGATATAGCAAAACATACTGGAGTGTTATTTCCCTTCAGAGTTAAATTGATAGTTGCAGTTCTACATACAGGCGTTGTTGATGGAGCAGGTGATGGTAAAGGACAATTTAGTTTAACACGCAATAAAGACAAAGTAACAATCTGGTTATTCACACCCCACATCCATCCATTAAAGCTTTTTAGAGTCGTAGGTAATGGAGTACACCAAACAGAGGTTGTAACCATGTTTTTTGGAGTAATAGTTGTTATTCCTGTAGCTCCTAAATTAACACTAAATTTATGTTCTGAATTATACTGTGCATTATTCATTCCATATTCAATCCCTGCACTAATATTACCATAAGCCTCTATGTTTTGCGATAAATAGGGTTTGGGGGAATAATTAGGAATATTTAAAACACCTGAACCTAAAGTGGAAGCTCCTGTTGTACCTGTAGTTGTTAAACTTGTTACAGCACCACCACCTGAAGATGCCGCCCATTTAATGTTACCACTTGAATCCGTTTGGAAAACCTCATTCCCTACTGGTGTTTGTACATTTGATATGAAAAAAGGTGAAACAGAAGCAATACTATCTTCAGAGGAAGTCATCCCTGAAAGAGTAATATAATTAGTGCTTGAAGTTGCTACTAATGTGGATGTACGATTAAGTATAGTAGTAGTTTTGACAGCAATAGCAGTAGGAGTTTCATTTGCATTTATTGCAACTTCCACTGCTGTAAACCCTGGGTCTGGAACGAAGGTAGAAGTTTCTCCTGTAACCTTATAGTAAACATTAAACTTTGTTGTAGAATTTAAAAATACACTAAAATAAGTTCCATGCAAAGTACCATAAGCATCAGCAGTAGTTTTTATAGTTGATACAGTGGTGTAATTAGCTTTACTCCATTCTAATTCAGACTGTAAATTTTTAATAGCCACACTTGATTTATTAGCTGTTGAGAAATCTTTAGGGCTATGTATCTGGTCGTTAGGTAGTTCTGAGTGAAAATTTGTAGCCATATTTAATAAAGTATTATTCCGTTTGATTTATAAACCCCTCCTGCGTTTGGATTGCAATAGTCTGGATAAGACTCTTCATTTTCGCAAACGAAATCATGCAGACTCTTCAGGAAGGTTTCTGATTTTTTATATGTTTCTGTTCTCATAAAGCTTAGTGTCTTAGCTTCTACAGGGAGTGTGAAATCTGCAACATTACCCACAACACCTTGAGAGGTGGTGTTGTATGTTATATCTGGTAGGACTTCAAATTTAACACTAAATGCTAAATAATTTAAAATATAGTCCTCGTTTAATACACCATTAGGTCTCCTGAATGTAAGGGAGGCAGTAGCATTGGTTGCTGTGGGTGTTCCAGAAATCGTAAAAGAAGTAACTGCTCCAGGGGTATCTACTGTCTCAACCTTGCTGAATCCTGAGTTATCAGTATCAGAGTTGATTGGAATTTCTGTGCCTGAAATAAAATCACCTACCTTAATAAAGGAGTTTGCGGCAACCGTAATGGTTGTACTTCCAGATGTAACGACACAAGTAATGCCTAGTATGTTAAATTGTGTAGTACCTTTCGTTGGAGATGAAGCTTGAGTTAAGGCTGTTATTTCAACATTAACACCAGTAGAAGTAGCAATAAATTCAGAAGTGTATGTGTTTAACACTAAAGATAAAGCTGTTGATACTTCTGTGGCTGTTGATGTTACTCCAGCAGTAGTTAAATCTACAATTATAACTCCTGTATATCCACCAGAAGGTATAGGAAATAAATCTGCGGATGTGTACTGAAAATAAACAGCATACTTGTTTTCATCTTGATTACTATAAAGGGTAAGGTACTCAGAATTTAATGCAACACTAGCCGCCTGACATACTATAGTAGAATCATTCCTCCATATAACAGGGGAATTAACTTCATTTGAAATTTTCTCATAAAGTTTCTCCCCTATATTTGGTTGAATACTATTTAACTCAGCAATTTTAACGAAAGCTGGTTTAATTAAATATTTGTCAGTGTTCCTATTAGTGAACGCTATTTCAATTACTTGTGTTGGAGTTATCAGTGCCATCTTTTACTTTGTTCTTTTCCTGTAATAAAATTAACATTTCTTCTTCGGATAACTCAGGGAGGTGGAAAATCTCTCTGCCCTCAGAAACTGAAATGTATTCTGTTGGATTAATAGCCCCAAGCATTGTTACTGGAGGTTTATTAATTATATGTAAATCGGATACCTTATAGCTTGCTTCTCTTTTTAATATTTTCTTTAGCTCTGTCAATATCATTCGCTGAGGTTCTCTAATAACAGTTGACATAACTATATCATATATAGTTAATATCTGTTGGTTATTACCTAAAGAGCCTGCTACTTGTATTCCTGACAAAGCTGGATTCCACCTGTGAGATGAAATTATATTGTCATTAGTTAGAGTCTGTAGTTCCATGAACGCACCATCACTTGTATCATTAATGATTTGAACATTAGAGGCAGAATCATCCCCATTTTTCGCTATAAAGAGTATCTTGGAATTGTTGTTTTCACCAGTTAATTTTTCTTTGGCTTCGTTTATAAATTCTTGTGCTTCTTCTTCCGACATATCTGCTTGTAATTCAATAATAGCAGATGGCATAAACCCATTCTTAAAACGAGTTAAATTATATTTACCTATTTGTCCTGCAATTTTTATATGGTCTAAAGCAGCTACATAATCAGGTAATCCGTAAAAGTAATAAGCACTTTCATAGTCCTTAAAATGGATAACAGAACGCTCAACTTTTGATTTATTTTTTCTAAAAGAAGGATATATTTCAACAGATTTTATCTTATCCTCACTCTTTCTTACTTCAGCCCAATCAGGGTGAAATAATATACTTTTTCTATTTTTATCAACCCTTGCTGTTGTAGCATCTTGATGATATAGGTTTATATATCCTGGCCCTTTTACTATTTCAAGATAAGCATTACCGAAAGTCCAGTAATCAGAAATAATCTTTCTCATAACATCATCTATTGACTCTCCATTAGCATTGACATCAGTAAGATATTCTGTTAATTTTTTATCTTTAGTATGAATACCCTCACCCATAGTGAAGGTAGTTTTTGTATTTAAAATAGCCCTATGAGTAGGGGCAGTTCTTGATAACTCACTTAAATGCTGAGGAAATAGATTGTTGTCCCCAAAAGGAATCCATCTATGCCTTAACTTATCTAACTGTGGCTCAGTAGGAACTTCATTAGAAGAATCTTTTGAGAACCCATAAGCAAGAACCTTACTCTTTTTTGTTGGCTTTTGTTGGTACTTCTTTCTGTAATTCTTTTTTGGCTTTTCGTGGCTCATCTTTTTTAACTTTTTTATTAGATTTTAATTCTTTAGGAGCTTCACACTTAGTAGTTCCGCAAGATTCAGCTAAACTAATATAAGGTCTTTTTAAATCATAAAGCATATCTAAAACTTTATCACTTAATTCCATGCCAGGAGATATATAAACCTGACTCTTAGTGCCAGCTCTCTCTAAGGTAAAAGAATCATCACCATTTTCAATGAACCAAGATTTATCTATAATATATTTCATAGTTAATTTTTTAATTATTGCAAAGATAGTAAATTTAAGGGAGGTGTCAAGCACCTCCCCTAAAAATAATTTTAACTGTTATACAGTTCCAATAGTCCAGGCAGCAGTGTAACTTCCACCAGCAGTCATTGATACATCACCAGCAGTAGTCCCAATATTAAGTTCTCTTGGGTATTCAGCAGCAACACCTGTAAGTTTAATAGCAGTACCATTAGCATCTTGTAAAGCAACACCTGAAGCTTGTTCTCCAGAAGCAAACTCCATGTAAGCTTTACCTTTAAATACTTTGTCAAATCCTAAGACAAAGAAATAAGTCTCAGGGTTTGCAGCATCACAATCATCAGCAAAAGATTCTACGATAGCAAAAACCCCACAAGATTCAGTTAATTGACCTAATTGGTCATTAATCTCAGCAGTAATTTTTGGAATGTAAAATTCTAATTCAACATTTACAAGAGTAGAACCATTCTCTCTTGTTGCGTTAGCATTAAATCCAGCAGTCCCTCTATCAAAATCAAATTGATAAGCGTTAACAGTTGGAAATGCAGTTATTAAATGTGTTCCAGCAGCTCCAAAAGTAACAGCAGCGTCTCCTCCTGTAATTTTATCTTGCTCAACAAGCCAGATATTCTTCATACCACCTCTTCGGTTTCTGTCACAACAGATAACCTCATGTCCTTTAGTAATAGGCATAGTTTTTTATTTTTTAATTAATTATTTATTTTATTAGTAAGTTATTGTTGCTACAAGAGAATTATCTTTTAAAGCACACCCAAATGAATAGTTCATTCTGAATCTGTTTTCTTTACAATCTCTGTTATACCACATGTCAACATCTTGGATAGCCCAGTCAGTTCCAATAGCGATAGCACCTTTAGCTACAAGAAAAGCACACTCTACTTTAGTAGTACCAGTTGGCCCATTAGATGATAAAGAAGCTCCGTAAGCAGCAATATTTACATCAAAGTCAGGTCTAACAATCATTTCAATACCATTGTATTGTAAGTTATTAATCCCAGACTGTAGGTCAGTATAAGCTAATCCACTTGTAGTAGCTACTAATTCAGATTTATATTGGTCAGCGAAAGAACGAGATACAAACATTACTTGGTCAGAACCAGCTAATTCAGCAGTTCTTGCAGTCATTAAAGCTGCTAAGTCAGTCAAAGCAACACCTGTATAAGCTACTTGTTGACCAGCAGGAATACCATTTGCAGCTTCCCATATACCATTAGCTAAATCTTGAGTACCTGCACCTGAAGCAGTTTGTCCCCACCATGATATAGTAGAAAAGTCTCTTAAAATTCCTCCCATTAAGATTTCAGAAATCATACCCATTAGCATAGTTCCAGTTAAATCATTTCTTTCAATACCTTCTCTCATGAATTGAGATTTAATATGATTGAATAATGCGTGTGCAGCTTGCTTG